AAGAGGTGCTGAAATACCTCCAGTAGCCGTTGCATTACCAAAAATAACCGCTTGTCCGTTAGATAAGTTATGTGCAGTATGGGTTACAGTAACTACGTTACTTGTATTTGAAGTTGTAAATGGATCAGTTAAAACAGTAACTACACCGTTATCGGGCCAAGGTCCAGTACCCCATCCAACACCAACTGAATATACATTTAAGCCAATAGGTTGTTGATAAGCGGCTATAACGGTATTTCCACCGCCAGTATTGCTTGCATTAGCGGTAACAGATACTACTACTGTATAAGCTATTGTATTAACAGAGGAATTTACTTCGTATTCTTGGTTAAGAATAGTGCCTGTTACGTTGGTTCCTGTTACTGTATTAGCGCCAGAAAAAGTTACATAGTCACCAACACTAGGGCTATATTGTCCATCTATTACTGTTACAACATTTGAACCACTTGTAACAACAAAGCAATTATCTAAAGCTGGGCTAGAGCTATAGACTACTGGGGTAATGTCGTAATAAACGCCCCCCTGCTCAACATAGTATTTTGTGTTTGTTCCAACTCCAAGGTAATTTGAACCGCTAAGCGCAATCCAATTCCATAAAGACCGTGCCGTGCCTAAAAATTGAGCAGTAGCCATGCGTGTCCAGCCACCAATTTTTTCAGGAAAGCCAGAACGGAAACGAATTTTGTCTCCGTCATACCAACCGCCTTCGTTGGCGTAATCAGTACCTTCTCGATTAAGACCAGGTCTAAATTGTAATTTTTGTAATGGCATACGGGTTTACCCTAGTACTGACAATGCTTTAGAAATCTTGGCTTTACGGTCATCTAAACCAATTAAGCCTCCATTAATACGTTTAGTCATTGTCTCAATATCTGAGGCATCTGCCAAGCTGTTTAAGCCTTTCTTGTTCCAGAACCATCCTGCTGATAGAGCAGCATATCGTGGATCCAGCAATAGAGTAGGGTCAGTAAGAAGATCAACACCAATACCCAGTCCGCAGTGTTCATAGTTTTCCTTGCCCGTTAATTGGATAAGACCTCTGCCTAAAAATTTAGCAGCCTCTTCCTCGCTGGTATTGCCTAAGCGCCCGTTGTAAACCTTACCAGCAATCTTAGCTGGTTGACGTGCATATTGGTCTGCAATCTCTTTAGTAGCAAAACGGCTGGGCCAAGTCTTCATTAAACCTTCAGCGCTATAGTTCAAGTTCTCTTGCAGGGTTTTAAAGTTCCCAGACTCGTGAGCGCATTGACCCATAAAGCAAGCCTGACGCTGTGGCGTAGAAATATCATATTTAACAAAAGTTTCCTCTAAAGGGGCAAGCCACTTATGGTCTATCCCTAAAGAATCTAATTGATCATACGTCATTCTTTTTTAGCTTTCATATCCATGATCTTCTCAAGGGTACGACCCCCGAAATAGAAAGACATAATCAACATACCCCATTGCCCAAGCAGCTCTACGTAGTTATTGTTTACCTCTATATCCCATGCCGACATCATGGCAAAGGTTGAATAGACAACCAATATAAATACAAGGGTGGCAGGTCGGATGTTCTTGGATAGCGTAGAGTCAGAAGCCATGTCAGCTTGCTGCCTTTTAGTAAGTTCTTGCTGCTCTGCAGTATCCGCTGCAATTCTAGCCAGCTCACCGTTCTGTTGCATCTCTAACAGCTTGAGTTTGGCTTGCTCTGCTTGTGCTGGGTCAGGAAAGACTTTATCTAGAATCTTACCGCCAATATTTAGTAATGCGTCTAATGGAAACATTATTTCTTCCCCTTTTCTCGTTCTTCAAGTAATTGCACTTTAACTTGTAATTGGTGAATATCTTTGTAAATTTCTTCTTTCATTATGTGGCGCTTTTCGGCTGAAAGTGGAGAGTCAGTTGGTACATTTTCCTTGGTAATTAAAGCTGGCATCTGCCCTTCAATCTTGGTAAGTCGTGTAGAAAAGTCTGATACTTGACCTAATAACCAAGCCAAACACGCTACAACAATTGGTAATACAGCTTTTAAAATGTCTTGGATATTCATTATTTATAACCCCATGTTAAATACCATGCAATAACGGCAGCTGCTGCAACGCAATAAAACTGTACCCGTCTAACTGCTTTTAAATCATGCTTGTATTCTTCATTGTCTTTGCGCTCCATGTTCTCAATATCCAGCTTAATCTTTAATACTGCTTCCCACTCTTTAGCACCATGCTTTTTAACAAAATCAATCTTTAGTTTTGCTTCTTCATCGGAGATTTGCTTCTTATGTTGCCATGACTCTAAAGCCTTGATTAATGCTCTTTCCTTCTTAAACTCTGCTTCCCGCCTTGCCCTGATACGTTCATTAGCTTGTTTCTGCGCTACATCTACTGCATCGTGCTGGGCATCTTCAATACTTTTAGACAGCCCTTTAGTAGCCTCTCTAGTTGCATCAAGGCTACCGCTAAGAGTTTTTACTCCTTCGGATATTCCGTAAGGGTCTGCCATACATCAGAGCGTAGCCCCACCAGAAGATAGATTAGCTACCACAATAGCTACGTGTTGTTCTGGCTCATCTAAATGATGTCCACAATCGCCACATACTTTCATAGCTAGTTCGGTCTCGTCCACATCGCGGCTGCAACTAGGACAGTAAATTTCAATGGTATGGCGTGGCTTAAATTCACCCGCTTCAATAGTGTCTTGAATAGTCTTAATCATTATCGCTCCTTAAAATTCAGTCCAGCCTGTAACAACATATTTTTCATTGCTTAATGGTGGGTTGCCTCTATGGGTATGGGTAAACGCAGCGGGCCAAATAAGTAACGTACCTTGTTTTGGTTTAACTCGCATACTTTGATACAAAAATTCAGTTTCGCCACCTTCTTCTACATCGTTTAAATAAACCATCCAAGTAAGCAAACGAGTACACATTTCTCTATTAGGAGACTCATAATGCCAAATATGATATCCTTCTCGCAAACCTGTTTTTTGCATTTTAAAAGAATAGTTACTATGTTTTCCTGAATTTTTTAATGATGCAAATTCTTTTTCGTATATTGGATAACATTTACCCCAAAACGTTTCATTAAAAAGAGCTATGTTTTGTATTGGTATTTGAATGTTTTCTAACGAATTAAATAATTGAGTGTCAGCTTTTTCTAATTTAGAATAGGGTTCTTCGTCTTGACGAGTGCGACCATAACCAGCTTGTACAGCAGTGTCATAATTTTTAATTAAATTTTCACAATATTCTTTAGAAAAAGCATTTTCAAATATACCAACAAATTTGTTTATTGTTACATTCATTTCCATTTTGGCCCCGCCATCCAACACACTGCACTATAACGAACACCCCGTGTTACTGGAGTAACTTGATGAGCCATAAATGATGGAAACACAATAATAGTTCCTTGTTTTTTTGTTGTTATTGTTTCATTTAGCATTAATAAATCACCACCTTCATACTCCGATTCATCATTAAGTAACAATGAAGCGCTAATTTTTCTTTGCAATAGCATGGGGACAATAATTCCACCGCCGTTGCCAGTTGCTATTACATCACCACCTTTTATATAGCAGTCTATATGTTGCTCATAAAATTGATTTTCTTCATACTTACCTATTTGAACAAGTTCAGGTTCAGTAATATCAAAATTCCACATAGCTTCTTGGTTTGCTTGAATAATAAATCGTGAAATAATACATTCGACCAAACTGTTTTTTGAAGCCCATTGAATTTCAGTATTTCTTATTTTTGAGTCTATGCGCCCTTGATTTTCAGTTCCAACTTTTCCAGAACTAAAAGGTTCTTTGTCAAATTGTTTAATTATGGAGTCACAAATTTCGGGTGATACTGCACCTTCATAAATCATATAAGTATGTTTCATCTTCTTGCTCCGTCAAAACGATGATTAGCATACATACCTTCACTTCTTACGTAATGCAAAAATACTTGTCCATATTCTTGACCAGTAAAAGCGTTTTCTCGCCAATGTTCAGATACACAACCTAAGTATATTACAGCTTCCCCAACCTTTAAATCTTTTGAAACAATAGATCCGTCAGGTTTAGTAAAGCATATGGGCCAAGAAGTTCCGTCACTACCAAGATGAACAGTAACGCTAACTTCACAAGCTGGTCGATCAGTATGTTTTTTTAATTCTGCCCCTTTTTTGTACGCCCTGGCATACGCATACGTGGGCAATAATTTTTCTCCAACTAACTCATTCATGTGTGCAGTTTTTTCACACATTAAAGCAATAAACGATACATAGTTGCCAATTGATGGAGATCCAGGAGCTTGCGGGTCTTTATTATTAAAATTGTTTGGGTATAACTGTACTTCTTGTTTAAACTGTTTATATAAATTACTTGCTTCTTGTATGGGTAAAAAATCTGGTACAAACAAATAATTGTTATTTAAAAGTTCTTGCTTCATTAAGCAGTTGTCCAAACTTCGGTTGGGTTTATGGGCCATTTAATATTTCCAGCTACAGGATTAATTGCATACTGCCGCACAGCGTTACGATACGTAACAAAATCTTGAACGTTGCTTAAATAAGGATTGCTTTTTGCTGGATCTCCAACATCGGGAATAGTAGTCCAATCCGTGCTTTGTAATTTAACCATTGCAGTCTGTTTGTTTTGTTCTGCTGTAGGTGGAACAGGTTCAGGTTGGGGAACGGGGGTAAACTGTCCGTTACTATATGTATAGTTGCCAGCAGTTATATCATCAGGGCAGTCCACCCATTGATGAGCAGGATCAACAGGAAACGTTTGACCCAACGGCTCAACTTGAACGACTAAAGTAGATGGAATATCAATTAATGCACTTTTCATAATAACCCTTTAAAAATAAACAATTAGTTTGCCTGATGTTCCTGGACTACCAGGATTACCACTGAATTGCTCGGAATTTCCACCAGAACCACCAAAACCAGCGCTATTAGAAACAGCAAGTATTGAACCATAAACAGGATCAACGGTAGCAGCTGCAAGTGGAGCAGTGCCTGAAGAACCAGGGTTACCAGGGCCATTGGGAGGAGCATTATTATCGTTCCTTGCACCATTTGCACCATTACCACCATTACACGTTAATAAATTACCAAAAGAAGTAGCGTTTCCAGCGTTACCAGCATTCCCAACGTTACTCCCATAATTACCAGCATTACCGCCAGTACCAATTGTTACTGCATACGGTGAGCCTGCTGATACTGAATAAATACCTTGACCAACAATGCCAGTGCCACCACTTCCTCCACTATAAGAAACTCTTGTACCGCCTCCACCTCCTCCGCCACCAGATACTGCATTTACAAGAACTTTAGTAGTATTTGCAGGGGCAGTAAAAGTTCCAGGGCTATTAAAAACTTGCATGCCTGTAAAACCGCCGCCCGACGAACCAGGGAAAGCAGTATTCTGAGTTGTTGCATCGTTAAAAACTATATTAGTTCCGTTTACTGTTACTGGCATTTTTTGCTCCTATAAATTAAACACTATTACCGCTACTTAACTCGTCTTGAATGGTTTTAGTCATATTATGCTTTCATAATATATGCAAGAGCATAATATGGAGGCAGGTTAGCATTTGTGCCAGACGAACCAGCAGCAGCAACAGTAGTTGTAATATTTGCGTTGCCTGTAGCAGTTGTTCCGCTTGTTGTTTGAATGTAATCAGGAATACTACCAGCAGCATTATTTGGCGATAATGATGGAGCTGTATAACCGTGTGTATGCCCTGCATCAGTAGAAGTTGCTGTATGGGTATGTGTTACTACAATTGCATCAGCAGAACCGCCTGTGGCTGCTACAGCGTAAGTAGTACCCGCCCCAACAACAAAACGATCTCGTAAATTAGGCGTACCACTTGTTCCATCACATAGCAGCCAACCACTAGGTATAGAAGCAATAGAGCCAGACCACAAAATAATAGCGCCAGATGGGATTCCATTAGCTAAAGCAAAAGCTGTAGTTGCTATTTGTGTTGTATTTGTTCCAGCGGCTGCAGTTGGAGCTAAAGGAGTTCCAGTAAGCGTAGGAGAAGCAGATAACACCATATTGCCTGTGCCAGTAACGGCATTAGATAGCAAGACTCCACCGTAGTTCAAAGCGCTAGACAAAGTTGTAACACCAGACAAAGTTGTAGTCCCAGCTACCGTAAAGTTACCAGCTGTTCCAGATAGTCCAGAATAAAAATTTGTACCGTTGCAATAAACAAGTGTTGTAGCACCATTAGGAATATTTACACCTGTACCAGAAACTCCAATAACCCGAATATCGTACCCACCTGTAGTATTGTTTACGATGGTGTACATTTTTTCCACAACTGGCGGTATTAAGTCACGAACAGCATTATTTGCACCAGTAACCACTATAACTGCATTTCTAGCTTCGTCTGATACACCGTTAAAATTAGTAAGGGTGTAATTGGCATCCGCCATATTGACTGTAACAACACCAGTAATAGCTTGTTCCAGCAAAGTACCTAAGTTAGTATTGGTAGTCTGACCCCAAATACCCGCTTGATCTCCGTCCCCAATTAGGGTAATTTTTAAACTAGTTGAATATGTACTTGCCATAATTTATCCTTAAGCTGCTATTCCATCTGGAACTAAAACAGTAGTCCAATTTGGTGTTTGTACTGGGTTTATAACACCCCAAACGTTAACTGTATTTAGTCTAACAACCGTTATAACCCCAGTCAAATTAACAATTGCACTAACATCAACTGTTACAGTGCCAACTTCTCCAATTGCATAAACACCTGTTAAGTTAACTACTGCAGTCGCTGTAGCGTCTACATTACCTAATCGACCTACTGCATAAACACCATTTAGATTAATGATTACAGAACCTTGAACTTCATAATCACCAATAACACCAATGCTTGTTACACCTGTAACATTAACCGTAGCTCCACCAGTAGTCTCGGTAGTATTACCAAGAACCCCAATAGCGGATACTCCAGTAACATTAATTAGTACACCAATACCCTCAATGATTGTTACATCGCCGATAACTCCTATAGCGTTTACACCTGTTACATCAATGTTTTGGTCTGTTTGGGTATCTATGTTACCAATTCTACCTACTGCATATACTCCAGTTACTACAACATTTCCATCAGCCTGAACCGTTAAAGTACCAACCTGACCTATGGCATTTACGCCTGTTACATTTATATTATTATCAGTGTTAACACCTACAGTACCAATAACACCTACTGCAGTTACCCCAGTAAGCTGAACTGAAATACCTTGGCTAGTATCACCAGTTCCAGCAAATGTATCGCCAGAAAAAGGAAACCCTGCAAAACTCATTATCTAGCCTTTAATTGAGCTATTTCCGCACGTAACTCTTCAACAGCTTTAGCAAGCTCAATAGCCGAAACTAATGCTGCACCGCCATAATTAACTGATAGGAACCCATCTGCGCCTTCAACTACGGCTTCTGGTAATACAGGCATAAAGGACTGCGCACCAACACCAGGCTCACGATTACCGCTATCTTTACGGCTAAATACACCGTGTTTAACTTTAGCCAGTTTTTCTATAAAGTCAGGAGCTACATCAGTCCAGTTTTCTTTTAAACGTTCATCTGAGTTAGCAGACATTACCGTAGCGGTTAAAGTTCCTGTAGATGGGTTAAAGAATAGCTTGGTATTTGAAGTATTTGCTGCACTAATTGAGCCAGATGTAGCAGTAGTTAACGTTACATAATAACTAGCATTAGTAGTTGTATCGTTGGTAATTGTAATACCAGATGTTACCGCTGCCCAAGTAGAGTCACCTCGTAGATAGGTAGAACTATTAGCTGTTCCAGTTGCAAGACGAGCTGTAGCTACTGTTCCGCTAGAAATATTAGAAGCGTTTATAGAAGTAATTGCTGAACCATCACCACTAAATGTAGCTGTTATTGTTCCAGCAGCAAATTCACCAGAAGATCCACGCAAAACAATAGTAGAAGCACCGTTAGCAGAAGCAGCAGTCGTTCTTGCATTTGCAATAGTCCCCGAAGCAATGTTGGACGCATTAATAGCGGTTAAAGCTACGCCATTACCTGAGATAGAAACAGCCGTAATATCACCAGCACCGAAGCCACCAGAACCATCACGAAGAACAATTGTAGAAGCTCCATTAGCTGTAGCAGCTGTAGTACGAGCGTTAGCTACGGTTCCAGACGAAATATTAGACGCATTGATTGCACTAATTGCTGATCCATCTCCACTAAAGGCAGCGGAAATAGTATTGGCGCCAAAGTTACCAGTAGCATCACGTAGCACTATTGTGCTTGCGCTATTAGATGTGTTACCTGATGTACGAGCGTTATTTATGGTTCCGCTAGTAATGTTTGAAGCATTAATAGCTGTTAAGGCTACACCGTTACCAGAAACGTTAGTAAATGAACCTGTAGTTGCAGTTACAGTAGTAGCGTTTACGTTTGTAAAAGTTCCAGCATTAGCTGTGCTACCGCCAATAACTACATTATCAAGCGAACCACCAGTAATAGTTACGGCATTAGCGTTCTGAGTAGACATCGTCCCCAGACCAGAAATATCAGCAGCAGCTACTTGTACCCATGAAGGCGCAGCAGAGTTAGCTCCATCACCTACCTGTTGTAAGTACTTCTTAGTTGTTGTAATATTGCCAGTTAATTTAGCAAGAGTATTTGTAGCGCTGGAATATAAAGTATCGCCAAGCGTATAAGTAGACTGCCCAGTACCACCATTGGTTGCGCCCAAAGTACCTGATACAGCATTAGCGGAACCTAAAGCAACGTTACCCCATGAAGGAAGTCCTCCAGCGCTAACAACTAAAGTGTTGTATTGAGAACCAATGGCTAGGGCGCTAATTGTATTAGCAGTATTAGCGTAAACAACATCACCAGCAACAAAAGTTGTTAAGTTTGTACCACCCTTATTTACAGGGACGGTAGTTAAAGAAATAGTCTGCCCAGACACATTAATTGGGGATGTACCTATATACGCAGGTACTCTACTAAACTCACCAAAAGTAATATTAGTAGTACCAAAAACAATTGTGCCTACTGTATTAACTACAAACGCATAGTAAGCTAAAGTATCACCACCATTAACAAAGAAGTAAGAACCTTGGCTAAGTTCAGCTGAAGTATCAGAATCGGTTGCACGAGTTAGTATGTATGCGGCACCCCCTGTACCTTCAGTAGTAACGGTATATACGCCATTTTGCACAGCATTAGCTTGGCTTTGTACAAGAATACGGAACCCAGCAGCAGCGTTCTTACCATCTACAGATAATGTGCCTACGCCAGCAGCAGTAAGAGTTGCGCCTACACCATTTCCAGCACCGCCAGGTTGGTTATAAGTTGGAGTACCAGATAGTACAGCTACAGTTGCTAAATCAACAGCAGTATGAATATCAAGGCCAGCTGCAACAGCATTGTCAACATAAGCCTGAGTTACAAGAACTGTGCTGTTAGCAGCGTTAGCAAGGTTGCCAGCTGCATAAGCAAAGTTAGTAACAGTAATGTTATTAGCGCCAAGAGTGTTAGTTACAGTAACGCCATTAGCAAATGTGGCGCTTTGGTTATTACCAGAAATAGTAAGGGCTGTATTGTTAGGATCTACACCACCAGCAAAAACAACTACGTTTGCGTCTGGAGACTCTGTACCAATCATTAAACGACTTACTGTTGTAGCATTTCCGTAACTGTATAAGTAAGCGTCATTAGCTTGAAATATTGGGTACCCAGCTTGGTTATAAGCGCTACTAGCTATACCCATATCCACAAAGAAATAAGTACCATCACCTAACTCGTTATAAGCTGCAATATCCGTAGAGGCGTTAGCATCGTTACTTTGGTTTTGAATATAAAGTTGTGAGTAATTAGGCTCATCAGAAGTAAATTGAGCCAATGTAGAACTAAAAGAACCTGGAGCAGCGTTAGCACCAACTACAGAAATAGGACCTTCGTTAAACTCAGTTAGTCCAGTAGTTTGTTGGAATACAGCTTGTTCAGAAGGATAGGTAATAAATACTTCAAGACCGTTAGCTCCAGCAGTAAAGTTTACAAGAGCGCCAGCATTTGAGGATGAGTAAACATTAGTTCTAACCAATGTATCTGGAGTAGTGAACGTACCATAGCCAACTTCCCACTCGGTATCATACCCAACAGCTAAGTTGTGAATACAGTAGTAAACAATAGACCCAGTAGGTACACACGATAAAAATGTACGGTAGCCAGGAATAGCTCCGCCTAACGTAATACTCCCAGTACCAGAGCTAGAGCTAGTCTCTTTGACCCTATCTTGCAGAACTAAAGCCATACGGCCTCCCTAATTAACTAGCGGTCAAACGGATAATTGCACTGGCTGAATCTGCTGTTGGGAAGTTCACTGCAAACGTACCGTTGGTTGAAGTCTTATCACCACCAAAAGATAGTACAGCAACAGCTGCATTTGCTACGTTTGCGTTATAAATTAAAGCTCCAGCAGCAGTAATAGTTGCATTTGACCAAGAAGTATTAGTAAACGAAATAAAAGCCACGTTTCCAGTATTTGTTGGGGTTACGCTAACTGATAAAGTATTACCACCAGCACTGTAGTTACCTGTTGAAGCTACTTCATTGCTTGTAGTATATGCAGTTGTATTCTCATTTAAAGTAGCTGATGCTGTGTACAACGCTAACTTAAATGTGTTTGCTGAAAAGTTTTGCTGACCATTCAAAAGTTGAACTTTAAACGATGTAGCCATTGCTTGAGTAATTGCCATTTTTTGCTCCTAAAAAATTAATTGGTTGGCCCAGGTACAGGCATCCTAAGTTGTCCATCACGGTAGGCACTGCGTCTATCTTTACCTTCACCCAACATAGCAAGTAAAGCTAAAGATTCTTGGTACTTCTGCTCATAGTACGTAACCATATCTTGTTCTCCCTTTTGGAAGATCACAGCCTCACGTAATGAACCATATAACAAAACAGTTTCAAAATTATCACCCAGCCAAGAAGTACCAGCTGCGTTTTGAATATTATTTACAAGTACAGAGAACCCACTTCCAGTACCACCTATTGTAGCGGTAGTAGCGCTTAAAGAGTTACCAACAAGATATAAATATCCAGGGTTAACTAAAGTTAATGCAGTTACAGAACCACCAGATACAGTAATAGTTGCGGTTCCATTAGCTCCATCACCACCTGTTAATGTTATATTTTCATATACACCATCGGTATATCCAGAACCACCTGTAATGGAACCAAAACCAGCAATACCACCTTGAACTATAGTTGTTGGGTAATAGTAATAGTTCAACTCAGTCTGATAAGCAGCGTTTGGGGTAGGTCCAATAATGTAGGTATATGGTAAAAACTGAGCATAGTATTTTGGAATACCTGTATCGGTAGTTGGGTTTGGGTAAGACTGACGAATAAAGTTAACGTCTTTATCTATTAGATACTCATAATTTCCACTTGCATCAATAACTGCAAGGGAAAATGAAGCTAGATAATCAGTAGGCAAGGCAAGGTATGTATCCCCGCTTGTAAAGCTACCAATAACGTTCTTACGAATAGCAGGTATCTGAACAGCGTTATAAACACGCTCTTCACAAAGTTGTACAAAGTTTGGGATGTTCTGAACAAATAACTGTTCAGTTGATTCCGTATAGCTTTGAATAGCTGCAGATAGCTGCTGGAAGTTCATAATTTATGCCATTGGTCCACGGCATTTAATGCCTTTGGTAGCAGCGCCACCTCCACGCATGGTAATTTCGCCATTTTTGTTCATTGGGGTGTAGTTACCTTTGCTAATACCAGCAACAGACATATTAACGTCATTAACACCGTTTTTACCTGGTTTAACAACAGAGTCTTTAGCTGTAGTCATAGCTTTGCCGTCCATAGTATGTGGCTTAGCATAGATACTGGCTGGACCAACTTCCTTGCCGCCTTTTTTCATAGAAAATTTAGCCATGATTAACGTCCTCTTCCAGCTTTTTGGTTAGCTACTTTAGCCAAGTTACGACCCATTAGCTTCATGTTCTTATTTAAAGTACTTGTGCTAGCTTTTGGACCGCTTAAAATTACGCTTGGACCGCTATTTGGATAAATCTTTGGGTCAGTTTTACCTTGTTTGGTAATACCATCCGCACCTTTTTTGTATCCCATTTTTAACTCCTAAGTTGTTGTTACTGTAACTGTACCTAAAACTACACCAGAAACCAAGTCATTTGGCGTCATAGGCCAGTTAGACCCACCACCAACAGGGTTCCAACCCCACTGAAATACTCTACTACCTAACTCAGGTACACCAAAACCGCTTGGTGTAACTCCACCATTTATTTCCGTCTGCAACCCGCTTTGCCCTGATACTAAGTAGCTTACATCAGGTCTTGGCTCTCGTACAGCTTGTGGGTCATTTACTGGGTATAGACCTAATGATAACTGTGGTTGATCTGGATCCCAACAAGATCTACAAACTTTAACTTGATAAGGTTTAGTCTTTAATATCTGTATTCGTAATTCCTTAAGCATGTACCGTTGACCGCACCTATCGCACTCAGCAATTGAATGTTTTCCAGAAGCATATTTACTTGGCATGGCATATCATCGGTAGTAGAACGAATTACGTGGTACAAATCGAATAGGAGCTTTTTCCCGATCTTCTGAAGAAGCTAAGTCCCATTGCTGTTCATAATCAGTTTTAAGCATACCAATCCTAGCCATATCTACTTCTGGTAGCTTACTGCTTAAATAATAGGCAAGACCAGCAGCCATACAAGGTATAAAACGGAACGGTATATCTTCAGTTCTAACGCCTGATCCAGCATCTTGCATACGACGCATACGGTAATACACAAATGTGTACTGGTTTCCTGGAGGGTTTGGGGTAGGCCAAACGTTGATACAAGGCAAGTTATTCACAAAAACTTCTGCCAAAGCTGCATGGCTAGTAGCTGTAGTACCGTTTTGACCACGCCAAGCGTTAAGTATTTGATTTCCAACGATATTTTGATACCCAATAGTTTCAGCGCCAATATTTACAAAGCCCTGAGTAGGTAATCCAGATACATTGGTTAGTGTAATAGTAGTATCTTCACCAGATATTGGGTACCCAGCAGCAAGGGTTGTCTGTGGGATGGTAGCTACATTTCCTGATTGGCGGTTAACCCATACTTGAATAGGGCGCCCTGTAGCGTTTTTATTAGGAATGGTGATGTATGTAGACTCGCTGATACGGCTAATATTGATGTCAATCTGATTATTACCTTGACCGTTATTAGTACGCACCACGGTATCCAAAAGGTCAATTGTATCGACTGGAATAGGGTATATAGCTTGCCCAGTATTCATCAAAATCTGCCCTTGCTCAACAGTCCACAGATTAATACCTCTATTAGCCCACTCAATAGTTAGCAGGTTTAAAGACCGCCTAGCAGTCCTAAAGTCATAACCAGACCGAAGCTCTAAACCACAACGCTCAAACGCCTCCTCAACAAGGTCGTTCATGTCCAAGTTAAATGTGTTTGTGCCTGTAGTAGTCATTTCATTTTCTTAAGAGTTTGGGCTAATCTAGCTCTTTGCCCCAGTTTTCCTGGTTTTTTAGCTGCCGCTGCTAACTTTTTGGTTGGAATTGGCTGACCCGCTTTTGCTCCCAATTGCGCTCTTAACGCTCCTGGTTTTTTGATTGCGGACTGAATCCAATTTTTAGCAGTACCACCTTTTTTCATAGCAACTCCACGTCCCTTAAGAACGTCAGCTTGAGTTACTTCACCATCTTTATTTAAATCAGGGAACTTAGCCATTATTTAACCTTTCGATACGGTTTTACTTTTGCTTTTACCTTTTGCGGCTGCGGCACGAACTGCTGCCCCCGTGCTTTTCCTGCTCGTTTTGCTCGTGTTGTCGCTGCGTACTCCTGTGGGCTTAACGCTTCTATTGCTTTTTTTGGCAGGTATCGCTCGCCTGTTTCGGACGACTTCTTCCCTGACTTGGTTGTCCACTTTTGGTTGCCCCAAGCCTTTAAAGAACGTTGCGATTTTGCCAATCCACTCATTTATACCCACCGCCAGCCGCCTTATATTTTTTAGCTACTAGTTGCGCTTTACGAGCCGACCACTGACCTGCGCCAGTACCTTGTGTTGCAGCAGCTTTAACTTGGGCAACAATATTCTTACGCATCTCTGGTTTTGTGTAGTTACCCGCAGCGTTTACTTTCCCACCTTCTGCCATTTTTTTAGGCTTAATACCCTTTGCTTTCATGGCAATAGCAGTAGCGGCTTGTTTTGCAAGACCGCCATCTGCGTATTGAGTAAAGTCAGTATTATCACGGCGAGCCTTTTTGACGCCGTTAGGCATCTTTGACGGAGAAATTGCGCCCATACCTCTGCTTGGTCTCATGCTCTTGTCTTTCCACGAATACAGCAACCATCGGCACGGGCGGAAGCTGATTTAACCTTACCACCCGCCTTGTACTTAGGCTTTAAAAACTTTGTATCGCCACCGCCACCACCGCCAGTAGGCTTGGGCAATCTGCCCATATCTTGCAATCTTTCAGCATAAGTGCGTGGGCGTTCAGCTTCAGCTTTTGCCCTTGTTTCTTCTGCCATCTTGCTTACTTCAGCCTTAGCTCGATCAGATTTAGCTTTTTCTAAAGCCTCATCAAACTTTCCAGGACCCCGCTTTTCATCGGGAGCGTACTTCTCTTTCCCGTCACCGTCAGGCTTTTTAGAAGGGTCTACAGGCTCAATTGGCATTTAGCAAGACCTTCCGCCTTTGTTCATCTTAATCATGGTGCCTTTAGACTTGCCTTTAACAGCAATCCCATTAGCCTTCTTAAGTTGACCAGCTTTACCACCAGACGCCATTTTCTTTGACTCGTCATAAGCCAAATGCTTGGCAACAATTTTGCCCTCTTTTTCAGCATGTGCATCACGCTTTGCAGTAGACCCAGAAAAAGACTTTTTGCCAGTCTTATAGTCATATTCCATTTCTTTGGTAACTTTTTTTGCTACTTTTTTGCTTGGAGCCATCATGATTAGCAACCTTTCATTGTAATAAATGTACCTTTGGATTTGCCTTTTGTAGCGCATCCATCAGCTTTAGATAATTGACCTGCTTTACCACCGCTAGCTAACTTTAAGGTTGTGCCTTTACCGCCCTTGTGCTCTTGAGCATCGTGCTGTTTAAAGGCTTTTTTAATCATGGACACATCTTGCTTTTTGTCCATTGCCATATCTTGTTTCATGTCATCATGTTTCATAATTTACCTTTGAATAAGTTGGTCAATCTTGCTTTCAAGCTTGTTAAACCTTGCATCAATGTGTTCCATAATGCGCTCAACTTCTGCTTTAGTAACGTTATCACGTGCTACCTCTTCTCTTGTTTTGTTTAACAAAATACCAATACGACCAAGTTCTGCAAACTTTTCGTGCATGATATATCCAATTAGGGCTACAAATATTGTTAGCCCACCTGTCCAAAGTTCCATCACGTTTAGCATTTCCACCTCTTTAAGGAGGCAGCCTTTCTAGTAGGACGACCTTTTTCATCCTTTAGTGGACCAGGCATACCAGACATACGAGCGCAGAATGAACGCTTACGAGGTCCACCTTCGGGCTGTGGAGCTTTTAGATTCGAGCCAGTAGCCGCATTATATTTAGCACGACCTTTGGCGGTAAGCCCAGCGCCCTGAGATACAGGCAACTTTTCACCACGACCAATTGCAAGAGAGGGACCTTTTTTCTTAGCCATAAAACACCGTTGCGGTTACAGAAGCGCCTAATATTGCATAAATACCATTGTTACATCTAATACCTTCACCTGGAATCAAAATAGGTAGACCAACTGAATTAAAAGTATCTAATTCTAAAAGAATATTATTTGCTGTATAAAGACTACATGTTCCAGATGCAGCTCCAGTTGTAACTGATTCCACAGTGATTGTTGTAGAACCTGTTACTGTTATGACATAAACGCCATCTCTCATGGCTGAACCAGAAAAATCTATAGCTACTCTATCACCTGTAGCAAGACCAGGATCTGGTATTGTGGCTGGATCTACAGTTATCGTAACGGTTATTGGACCAGGGGTTCCTGCTGGTCTATTCCATGTACCTGCTATAGCAGTAGTTGGATCTACAAAAGCAGTTTCTCTTGCAGATACAGTCCCACTTGTTACCGTAACGGACTTTAATCTAACTTCAGACCCAACAACTTGTCCTGATGCAGATAGATGAGCAGATTTAACGTCATATTGCATTCCCATAATCTATCCTTATCCGTAAAAAACAGTCATGGTTACAACGCTATTTGGCACCAAACAAAATAATCCTTCTTTTGCAAGGATGCCTTCACCTGGAAGTAAAGTATAAAAAGATGTGCCTGAAGAACAATCTATTTCGGTTAAAATGTTAGGATACATTGTTACGTTACCGCTTGTAGTTAAACTTGCTGTAGTTACAGTAAATGTATTAGTTGATACATTTGCCACAGTATAAGTGTCATCTACCGCTGACCCACTAGTAAAGTCTAAAGCAACTCTAGCACCATTTGACAACCCATGATTAGCAATAGTAACTGTGCAAACTGTTGATCCTGGAATATTGTACGTTCCTGTTAAAGCACCAGCAGTATCAAGTACAGCAGTGTTATAAGTTGTAGATGTAGTTGGGGATATAACCACGCCTTTTAAACGTGTACGAGCCGCATACGCAAGCGATGAGCCTGTTGCGTGAAACGACTTTACGTCATATTGCATACCCATAATTAATCTCCAAAAAAAGTTAAGATGAGTTAGGGAAAACCCTAACCCACAAGATTAATTAAGTATTGCCAGTGCAAAGAACCATTTGGCTTGCAGCCCAAGGAGCGTCAGGATTACCGTTGCCGCCGTACTCAACAGCATAGCCAGCAGGTAAAACAACGCCATCTGCGTCCAAGTTAACACGTTGGAATACGCCAGCAGATGTCTGATAACCAGCTAAAACGTGGGCAACTGCGCCATAGTTCAAAATAAAACCACGTAGACCAGCATAGTTAGGATCTGCGTTAGTAATGCTAAAGGCTTGACCGTTGGTTGTCTGTACTAAAGGCAAAGTTAAAGTAACTTCACTAGCAGGACCGCCATCAGCAGGTGAAAGAATAAGGACTTGTGAACCAGCAGTAATAGGAATTACGTTGCTGTATTGGGCAGCTAACGCTGAAGTAATGTAAATAATAGGCTGTGCAAAACCGTTAAGCGATCTGACGGGGCCTGTAAATGTGGTAAATGCCATGATAAATTTTCCTTCATACAAAGTTCAGCTTATTAGTCTTGTATGCGTCTGCTGGGGCAGTCTAATAAGCGGGTAACACCCAGTTAATAAGATACTACTATAAATAAAACAAAAAGGGGGGATTTCTCCCCCCAATTATTAGGCTCCTTGGGAACCCCACATACCTAGTGGATCTGACCAGCCAAAGCTATAACGCTCACGAGACTTGTAACGTACGTTACCTGTATCGAAGTCACCATCCATAGAATTCTGGAGTGGTGTACGAACGAAATGCTTCATACCGTTTGTAACATCAGTTGTCAAGAACCATGCGTTTGTGTCGGTCAAGAAGTGGTTAATTGTGTAACCTTCTGGAATCGAGCCATTGTTCTTAATTGCGTTGATGTCGTTATCAGCTGTACCAACACGCAGTTCAGTTTCGAGCAAACGAGTTGCAACGAACTGTAATGATGGAGGGACAATCATCTTCTTAGGTTTAGCAGCGATCAACAATGAACGTTCATCAGTCCACAGAGAGATTTGAATAACAGCGGCTTCCAAAGAAGTCTCATTCAAGTCAGCTGGGGTTGCTGGGATGTTACTGTTGGTACCACCAGAAACCAATGGGTGATCGTTAGCAAACAATGCAACACCGTCACCACCTGGGTAGCTAGCGTTAAAACCATTGTTGATAACAGCAGCACCACGAACTTGCTTGGTATACGCCATGGAACGAGCTAGAGCCTTAGTATAACGAGCAGACAATGAGTCATACAAGTTATCTTCAATTGCTTCTTCGGTCAGAGAGAAACCCTGAGCAATCGTTACGTGTGTATAGCGAGCAGTCCATGCTTCTTGCCCGTTGTCATAAGCGATTG